TTAAAAAATAGTATCTAATTTATTGACCAGTTTATCCTCCATATCCTCAGTAGTATGAGAATAGATTTCCAAAGTCATCTTTGCATTTGAGTGTCCAACTCGATCCATTATTGATTTTATTGGAAGGCCAGACTCTGCTAAAAACGAAATATGAGAATGCCTAAAAATATGGCTAGATAAGTTTTTTTCTATTTTAGCCTGTTTTCCATATTTTTTTAATATCTGTATGAAGCAAGCTATTGTTGTAGGTTGATTCCATTTTTCAAAACAGAAAATATAATCATCGCTTGACAATGGTTGGAAACGTTCGCTAAGTCGTACTATTTGTCTTTGAATAGCTTCTATGACACTCTCTGATACTTTGATTGTCCGTATTGAATTTGTAGTCTTTGGTAGCGTCTTGATTTTGTTTACTGAATCAAAATTACCTGTTATCTCAATTTTGTTGTTTTCGAAGTCTATATTCTTCAGTTGTAAGGCAGTTAACTCACCATATCTCATGCCAGTTAATGCCAGCACAAGAACCATATCAGCGTACTTTTGGTGATATTCTCGACGATTAAGGACATCGACAAGTGCTTTTATTTCTTGCATGGTGAGAAAGTTGTTACGCTTTTTTTCCAGTTCTTCTAAAGTCTTTGGTTTTTGAGGAATCGTAGTATAATCGACCTCGTTGTTTTCAATGTAAGAGTATTGAACAGCGTAATTAAAAATACCTCTGAGCCTATGCCGTACTTTTTTAGCTGTAATATATCCGTTGCTTTCAATAATTTTTTCAATAGCTTCTTGAAGAAAACGCCTATCAAGATTAGCAAGTATGGTATCGGATGGTATGACTTCCTTCATCTTCTTATCAACTGATTTACAATTATGTTTTGTTGATTCCTTTACTGTTTGCGCCCATGATTTATAAAAAAGGTTATAGATTTCTTCAAATGTAATGCTTTCTACTTGTTTTGTGCTGAGTTTTTTATTTATCTTTTCCTGCAGTAAGATAGCAGCTTGATTTCTTGCCTGGGGAGTTTTCTTCTCCATGGTCACTGAAACTTTTTTTAATTTCTCAGTATATGGATCTTTATATCGCTCAAAAAATTTATATTTGCCATTTGGCAACTCTTCCATCCACATTGATTTTACCTCACTTTTTTGATAAAATGGGTATAGTAAAAAGGGCTTTTTAATGCCTTTTACTATACATGCTAATCCTCACACTCAAAATTTGGCGATGGCGAGTGTGGGGATTTTTGTTGCTTTTTATTGCTGTTCGTTGTAAAATATGATTAAAGACGTGAAAAGGAGGGTAAAGACATGCTATCGTTTATCAAAACTACTAAAAAAGAAATTAAAGATTTCAAAGAAATCCAAAAGGATCTTATAAAAAATTTTGAAGAATTGAAAATGTCGAACTCTTTAAAACGCGAAAATCATATTGCTCGTTCCTTACAAAATAAAGAATGCTTAGAAGCTCAGAAGGAAAGAGTTAGAAGAAGAATATCGAATTTTTACTCGAAGTAAATCGCAATAGGTCTTACGAAACGGTCTCCTTCTTTTGTAATATCAAAAGAATTAGTAACCATATTAATGAACATGCTAGGGCCATGTGATAAAATCCGATTTGGGCTTTCGTCAAAATTTGAAAACTCCATATCAGTCTCGATTTCTGCAGCTGCTATACCTAGTATAGTAGCTTTTCTTTTTGAAGCATTTAGTAGAGCTAGTGAACTTTTTGGAATTCTTGTATTCTGTTGTTCACATATGCATAAAGATGAGCCAATTTTCAAAATAGAACAATCGCTTAATAACGATTCTACATATTGAGACATTTTGTTGATTCTAATGACGTTAAATATAAAAGAATCTTCAAGAATTTCTTTGATTTCTGCTATTCTAGAAGCATGTTTTTCTTTATTAACTTGAGTAATTTTCTTCAGTTCATTTTCAAGCTTCTTGTATGCTTCTACTTCATCTGGAGCGAAGGTCTCTAAAGCACTGATATCCATTGTGTTTTTTAACATAGAAAAATCATAGATTGTTAAATCGTTGATTTCTTCAACAATCTCTCCTTCGGTAACATTCTCAATAGTTTTAATATCATCTTTGATTTTATCAAGAAGGAGATCTAATGAAAAATCATCAATAGCAGTTTCAACTAACTCTCGGTTTCCTGAAGAATATACTAGAGCTGTTTTATCTGCTGTAATTTCTGTGTTTGCTACATTCCCAGAGAAAAGACCAGCTCCGAGTCTGCCACCGGCTGAGTAAGATTCTTGATTTGATGTTTCTTCATGTGTTGCTTGAGAATTACTCTCTTCTGCAATATGTTTTAAAATAAGACCTTGATCAATTTGCGCCAACAATGAGTTGACCAGTTTTGTATCTAGATAAATTATTTCTTTCATGGTTTTTCTCCTTTTAATTTTCAATCGGCATGAAGTTTCCGACTATTTTACCAATGATTCTTGGATCTTCTTCAAACGGTGCGAATTTATCTTTATATTTGTTATTGATAGAGACGAGTCTAAGACCGTCTTTTTCTTTATAGACTTTTTTGATATAAGTTTGACCATCCCAATCAACTGCATAAATGGCACCATCGTAGTCAAAACCTGTTTCTCTGATGAGAACGACCTCTCCATTCATATACTTAGGTTCCATGGAATCTCCGAAAACCCAAGAAGCAAAATCGTGGTCTAGGTCTTTGTCATAAAAAACAGTGTCATAGTTCCCATCGTTGAAGTATGAGAATCCAGTACCAGCTGAAAGTTTTTCAAAAACACGGTATTCAAAAAGCTTTTCCTCAATTGTGATTACTTTATTATTTTGCTCTTTCAATTGTTCGTTAGCGTAATTAAGAACCTTTTGTTTTCTTGGGGTTGATAGCTTGACAACTTTTTCAGTGATTTTATGAACCAACGGTGATGTGGGGATTTTTACTTCTTGCTGATTGTCTTCCCATCCCATCAAGTCTCCAGGTGATACATTTAATTTGTCAGCGATTTTTTTTAATACTTCAGGTCCAACCTTTTCAATATCTCCTTTTTCGTACCTAAAAATAGTAGAACGAGAGACACCTACACTTTCTGCAAGCTCGTCCGCAGACATTTTCAACGCTTTTCGACGTTGTTTTATTCTTTCTCCGACATTCATTTTTTTACCCCTTATTATATATTACACAATAATTTTACAACATTAGTCGCAAAAATGCAATATAAAAAGTTTTAAAAATGCGATTTTAGTATTGACATTTGCTTTTTTATCAGTTATACTTAAAACAATAAGTCGCGTAAACGCGACAAATAGAAAGGAGCAGACATGGTAGATGTATCGAAGCTAAAAGGAAAAATTATCGAACGCAATACTACTCAAGAGGCTTTAGCAAAAGATATTGGGATTGATAAGAGTACGTTCTATAGAAAAATGAAACAAAATGGTAGTTTCTCTATACAAGAAGTTAACTTGATTGTTTCTTTCCTTGAACTTTCAAAAGACGAAGCTTTATCTATTTTTTTTAGCGAAACAGTCGCATAAATGCGACAAAACAGAAAGGAGAGTATATGACAAATTTTAAAAACTTGAATGTTCAACTAATCTTTCAGAAACACAACGGATGATTATACAGCAGTAAAAAATGATTTTTTGAGAGATCCAAAGCTTGAGCCGGCAACAATTGGGATATTGATGGTCGTTCTCAGCAATAAAGAGAATTGGCTTGTATATCCAGAGGAAATAGCCAGACGGTTGAATATTAGCCGCGAAATGGTTTTAAGGCATTTCAAAAAAATTGAAAAAGCTGGATATTTACGGACTGTCAAAAAAAGCCTCGGCAGAGGGAGAGGAGTTCAGACTTTCAGGTTCTTCTCAGATACAAAAATAACTGATTTTCAATTTGAAATTATGTTGCAACGTCTTGATGAAGCGATAGCTATGAAGAAGTCTGAGTTATCCACAATTACTTAATACAAAGTTACATTTTACAACGTTGTATTTTACAACATTGTATTTTACAACGTTGTAAAATAAGGCACTAATAAATATTAACTAACAACAAGTATTAAATAACAATAAATATTAAAAAACAACAAGTCCTACTTCTCTAAATAAATAAAAGAGAGAAGTTTCAATTTTAGGACTTTGCAAAAATGGGAAAGGAGTACTCATGAAGCAATTAAAACTAAGCATTAAACCAAAGCAGGAACCTACTGAAGGTCAACGTCTGCATTCGTCAGGCTACTCAATAAAAATCAATGACTGGGAACTCGGTCGTGGCGTTACTAGCTTTAGACTAGAAATGCCTGCGGATAAGAAACCAAAAATCACTATCACAGCGTTTCCAGATGTAATGGAAATTGATGCGACAGTGATTGCTGAAATTCAGAAACTACAATCTGAAAGCGATATAGAATCCTGAGAAATCTTCCTCAAGATGTCCTGAAATTTGACCAGTTGAGATTAGTTTCTTAGCGGTGTCTCTAAAATCATCTTGATCAAATTCTTCAGAGTGGAAATCATGAGAAGTTCCAACTGGAACAGTCGGTTCCAGCTTAGCAAACTCTAGGATCTTATCAGCTATATTTTTATCAAATGACATATTTAAATCTCCTTTCTATTGGAATTTTGACTAAAACGGGAGAGGTCTTAGTCAAGAATGATTATAGCAATTTAGGAAGGAATTACATCAGTCTCAAGACTGATATAGGAGGTTGAATGGAAGATAAAATCATAGAACTTGCTGACTACTTCATCAGCGAATCTACAACGTACAGAGAAGCTAAAATAGCGTGTGAGAAGTTATTGAAACAAGTCAGCCATGAGATAGAACTCAGGGCGATGGAAAGTAAGACAGTCTAGAAGACAACAAAAAGCACCTGACGGCAATCAGGCGCTCAACAAAAGTATTCGAGGTAATTATAACATGAAGAGAAAAAAAGAGCAATGGAAACCAAGAATTGTAAACATTATGGCAGATGGTTCTCAAGTTGATGATTTGACAGGCTATGTCATCCCTGCTGGTCATTCCTACTATGACATTATTTTAGGCATGAACAAGCAATCTAACGAGGAGGGCGTAGCTTAATGAAATTACTTACCAAGTTAAAACTCAGACTTGAAGTAGTTCTTAAAGCAGTCAACCTTGACTGGCGAGAGGTAGCGGTCGAACTCATGACCGACCTATTTGAGGAGCGCAAACGTCGCTTTGCTTTCGAGCAAGAAAACTACGATTTGAAACAAGAGCTTGCTGCCTACAAGTACAAAGAAAACTTTGATATCAAGGCTAGACTGCAAGGAGAAATGTAGATGTACATTATATCGATTTATGTCAAGAATACTGAAACTGGAAACGAGGATTTCAGTTTGATTGGACGTGATTTCTTACCGACGGGGCACCAAGACTATATTGCAAGAGTTTTTGGAACAAAAGAAGAAGCGATTGATTACTTAAAATCTATATCTTACATCGTATCAGGTGTTCATGGTAACGATTGGGTTTATCAAAATGAAAAACTACCAGAAATTGAGTCACGTTGCCGAATTTGGAAAGTAGGAGAATAAAAGGAGAACAATATGTTTAAAGCACTAAAAACAATCAAAAAAATCAAACAGCTTCAGAAAGAAATGCACGATGTCAGTTTAGCCTTTCTGGCTCTACAAGATGTCGGATTGATGCCAGAGACTGAAAGAAGCAAGGCGAAGGCTCAAACAATGCACGATGTAAGCCACATGCTCAAGGACGTCCTGGGCGGCAAGTCGGTAGATGAAGCCATGAAACGTCTAAATAGCGAAGTGAAAATTGAAGAGGTGGAGCAGGAAGATGATAAAGATTGAAATTGAAAACCGTGTCTGGCTTTTGGCCAATCATGAAGAAAAAAACGAATTGCTGGATCTTGGGCTAACATCCAAGGCTAGATATGTGAAACGAGTCCTGGAGCTTGGGAAGGTGTATGCTCATGTTTGATTATGACAGAGATATAATGCAACCGCCTGAAGAACGAGAAGAACGTGACCCAGCTGATTGGATTTTCAGCGCTGGTCAATGGATCTATGTAGGAGATTGTTAGCCTATGAATAGAGAGCATTTAGAGCGTGAAAATTGGAATTTGAAGAAGACGAAAGGTAGAAAGAAATGAAAAAACGATTATATTACAAAAAATGGAAACAAGAACTTAGAGAGGCAATGAGAGAAGAAATTGATGGCGATTATCTAACCGAGAAAATGGTTAGAAAAATGAGTATTAGCGATATGTCACACTATTTGAACCAATTAGCATTAGAAGAAGCTGGATACTGTGGGACAATGTTTAATTACTAAAAGAAAAAGGAGAGAAAATGACTAATAATCAATTAGCAACACAGACAAAACGTAACATCACTACTGACCCAAGTTTATTGACCGGGGCAGACATCAAAAAGTATTTTGACCCACAAAACCTACTGACTGAAAAACAAGTAGGTCAGGCGCTAGCCTTGTGTAAAGGTCGCAATCTTAACCCATTTGCTAACGAGGTCTACATTGTAGCTTACACAAACCGTAATGGGGGCAAAGAGTTTAGCTTGATTGTCTCTAAAGAGGCTTTCTTGAAACGTGCCGCCCAATGTAAAGACTATGAGGGCTTTGAGGCTGGAGTAGTGGTAGTAGACAGTGAGGGTGTTATGCACGAACGCAAAGGGGCAATCATGCTCCCAGAAGATACACTGATAGGCGGATGGGCTAGAGTGCACCGCAAAAATTTCAAGGTACCTGTGGAAATTGTTGTCAGTCGTGAGGAATATGACAAGAAACAAAGTACATGGAACACCATGCCAGCTACCATGATCAGGAAAGTGGCTCTAGTAAATGCTCTTAGAGAGGCTTTCCCTGAGGACTTGGGGAACATGTACACAGAGGACGACGGTGGAGAGACATTTGACCGTATCAAAGACGTCACACCTCAAGAGAGCCGTGAGGATGTCGTAGCACGCAAGATGGCTGAAATTGAGCAATTCAACAAAGAGCAAGAGGCAAATCATGCAGATCCTGAACCTGCTAAAACTGAGGAGCCAATCCAGGGCGAGTTGCTAGACGGTGAACTTGAATATTAGGAGGACAACATGCAAGAATTACAGGTTATTGATGATAAGAAAATCAATAAAATTTATGAAATGATTACAACGGATGAGCTTACTAGAGAGTCTTTTGAAAAAGACCTCATAGAGGCTACTGAAAAGTACAAGGACTATATTCCTACAGCTGGAACTCTCAAAGACGACAAGGCAAAGCGGGCTGAATTTAACAAGTTAATTGAGTCTAAAAATCGTATCCGTATTGACACTAAAAACTTACTATCAGAGACAGCTAACACATGGGATAGTTATGCTAAGTCAATTATTGACCCATTTGCAACCGTAGTTAGTGAATTTGACAAAGGTATCAAGGAAATCGAAGAACATCAAAGACAACTAAAAATAGATACGGTTAAGAGTTACCTAGCCAACAAATCGGCTGAGTACATGCTGGATCCTCGTCTCTTTGATGAAAAGGCCCTTGAGTATGTCAAGGCTGGCGATTTCATGGCAGATGGCGTGACGCTTAAAAAAGTCACTATGAAGTCACTTGATGACATGGTCACATTTGAGTTTCAGAAACAGCAAGAATTTGAAAAGGCTAAGTCAGCTATTTCAGGGTTATGTGCTGAGTATGGCATGACTGACTCACCTTACATTAGACAGCTGAAAGACTTGACTCTTGCTGAAGTCTTTGAACAAATCAAAGCTGATTATGAGTTTGAAAAGCAAAAGGAAGAACTCAGACAGGCTCAAGAACGAGCAGAGCGAGAAAGTCAGGAACTTTTAGCAGCCCAACAAACCAAACAGCAAGAACAGGCTCCAAAATCAACGGAAACCCCAAATTTTGACCCAGAAACGGGCAAAATCTTGGACGGTGGACAAATCCTCCAAAATGAGCCTAACGCTCTTAGAGGGGCTGAAAATGACCTAAAACGATATGCCCAAAAAATGACTTTAGAGGTGTATTTTGTAGACACAGCCGAAAAAGACCGTTTCAAGGCTGGTCTAAGTAAACTCGGATTTGATTTTAAAAAGAACTATCAAGTCAGCGGTTATCAACGTATCGATCCATTAACTCAGGCTGAACTCAATGAGCAATGTGGGTGGTAAGTATGACAGAAATTGAAAAAATTTCAGAAGAATTGGCTGAATATGGGGTGCCTGTTAAAGAAGTTGGAATGGCTATTCTGTGGTTATTTCTCGGCTATTTAGTCGGGGAACGTGCAGCAAGAAAGGAAAAGAAAGATGATCAATAACGTCACACTGGTTGGGAGGCTTGTAGCGCCTCCTGATCTACGAAAAACGCCTAATAATGTATCTAGTTTACAGGGCACGCTTGCAGTCAATCGCAATTTCAAAAACGAAAATGGAGAGCGTGAGGCTGATTTTATCAATTTTCAAGCTTGGAGAGGTACAGCTGACATCATTGCTCAGTATTGCAGCAAGGGCTCACTTATTGGGATCATTGGGCGCTTACAAGTCAGGTCTTACGAGAAAGACGGTCAGCGTCGATATGTGACTGAAGTAATCGCTGAGAGTGTAGCTCTGCTAGAGAGTCGCAACAGTCAGCACGGACAAGGCAACAGTTTCCAAAATGGGAATAGCTCACCTTTTACCGATCCTAACCCCTTTGACCTCCCAAATGACGGTTTGCCGTTTTAGGAGGGACAGTTAGTGGAAATAGATAAGATTATAAAAAAAGATGTCTTGGAATTTATGGAAACAATTCCTGATAATAAAATTGATTTAATCGTAACAGACCCGCCTTATCAAAATCAAAAACCTATTGAATTGATAAAACGATGTATTGTTAAACATTCTGATGTTGGGGATACTGTTTTTGATGGTTTCATGGGAAGCGGTACGACAGCATTAGCAGCGTTAGAAACGGATAGGCATTTTATAGGAACTGAAATAGATGAATATTATTTTGGTATAGCAGAGGAGCGGATAAAAAACCACAACGCTCAATTAAGTTTATTTGATGAGGTATGAGATGGAGTGGACGGATTGGGTGGATTGGAAACCTGAAACCAAAACGGACATCAAGATCAAAATTGAAAATGACGGGTACACTTTTCCACATTACGACAAGAAAAACAATGGCGTCAAGTATGTGATTTCTACAATGGACATCAAACAAGACTGTCTAAGACTTGGAGTACCGTTTGAAGATGTGTACCCTTTGCAAACGACACTTTTTTAACAGGAGAAAGAACATGGCAAGTAAAATCAATGCGACAGAACGTATTGCTATCATCATTGAGAAACAAAAAATAGAGGTCGTTACGACTCTAAACTATGATATGAGCATTAGCTTTGATAACAAAGACACGGCTCCTACACTAGATGACAATGGTGACCTTTTTGAACCGGTCTACAAGTGCAAAGTTAAGGCAATTCCCAAAAATGATGTATTTTTCACCTCATTAACACGGGTCAAGAGCAATACCAAGACGTTACAAGAGGTTAAAAAATTCTTTGAGTTCGTAAACGAAAACAGAGAAAATCTCTTTGAGATGGCAGGATTTAAGGGGGCTCTTGAATGAAATTGACCCTGAACATTGAGCCTAAACCTCAATCACGGCCAAGGTTTGCAAGACGTGGGAGTTTTACCACAACTTACGAAGACAAGGATATGAAAACATGGCGCAATCATTGCCAGCTGCTCATTGCTAATCAGTACATGGGTCAGCCTATCCTTGAGGGAGCTTTGAGGACACGGCTTAGATTTTATATCAAACCTCCTCAGTACATTTCTAAAGTCAAGAAGAACCAACAGGCCCTCCTGGATGAAATTATACCAGTAGGCAAAAAGCCTGACATAGATAACTACGAAAAAGCGCTATATGACAGCATGTCAGGGATCGTCTTCCAGGACGACGGTCAGATAGCGCTACATGATGTAGGCAAGTTCTACAGTCTAAATCCACGGATAGAGGTTGAGATTGAGGTCATGAAATCCCTGAGTATTTGAAGAAATGAGGAGCAGATGGCTGACTACGCATTATATCAAGGTGATGTGTTTGTTACGCTTGGAACATTAGCGCAGATCAGTAGCGAGACAGGAATTACTGAAAGGATGTTAAAGTATTACACTTACACATCACACCAAAGACGACACCCAAACGGTAGGGCCGTTATTAAAATTGAGGAGGAAGATAATGAGAATTAAGACGGAAAGCGGAGGAGTTGGAAGATGATGGAAGAGTTAAAGCAAAAAGTTAATGAAGTATACAACTGGACGGTAGAAGACGGGAAGCCGCAACCTCCCAAGCAAGATTTACCACAAGCGGTGAAAGACCGGGCGGACTATTTTTGGGAAATGGCAGAAGATGGTATGACGTTTATGGGAGCGATGGAATGCATCTTCGCTGATGAAAAGCCTACAGACTATGATTTGGGAGCTACTAAGGATTGGTTGCCAAAATCTAAGGAGTTTGATGATTGGGTTGGCTATTCGCCAAGCATGGCTCAGGTAGTTATTGCAGTTTATTTGATTTATGGAGGAAACTAAGATGAATAAGCAGGAATTGATTAAGAAGTATGAAGAATTGTGGAATGAACACAGCCCTTTTTATGAACCTGTACCTTATACTTCAATGGTTGAACTTTTTTTGAAAGAGTTGAAACAACTAGACGAACCCCAAAAAGTCAAAATTCCGCAGTTTGTGGCGGATTGGATTGAGGTTTGTAAAGAACATTTAACAACTAGTCTATATACTGCTATGACTCCAAACTTTATGAAAGAAAACAACCAAAGTTTCGATCTTATATTATGGATTAAAAAGGCGAGCAACCAAGACCTCTTCGCTCGCGCATGGCTTGACGGCTATGAGGTCGAAAAAGAGAAGCGGTATTTGGTGAAGATGAAAAGAATTAATGGATATGGTCGCTATCTTAATAAGGCTTTATCATCCGAAGAATATTTTTTTGCCTCAGATAATGAAATCAGTTGTTACAGAACAAAACACACCCGCAAAGAACTCGAAGAAGCTGGCTTTGGCTGGGTATTCGATTGCCCAGGGATTGAGATTGAGGAGGTAGAGTAAATGACAAATATTAGATTACAAAATCCATATATGGATGAAACTATCAAAGTGAGAGACGAATACAAACAAATTCTCAAAATGTTAGAATGGCTCGGACGAGGCAACATAGATTATCTCCAACTAATTCAAATTGAACCAGAAGAAAGAATGATTACTATCAACCCTAAACACTTTGCGAAAGTTGATTTTTACGAAGATGAGGAGGTGGAGTGATGGAATTTTTACTAACAAGCACAAGCGGGTGGGTTGAAAATCAAATCCCTAACGCCGTGATTAAAAAATACACAAAAATAGAAGTTAGGGGTTTTCGAGCTTTGAAGAATTTGATAAGCGATTATCTCGGATGGAAGGCAATTGGTTTTCTAAAGGAGTTAATCATAAAATGTCTAAAGGTCGAATACAAAGAGAATTCCCGAACGGTGCAGAGGGGCATTTTATCGAAATCAATTCGATAGAGGAGTTGTTAGAATTTCAGAGAAAAGTGGGAAGCGAGCTGATAATTACTTCTGCAACTAATAATGAATCAATTCCAGCTATTGAAATTTATAACCATTACAGGGAGTGAACATGAAACGATTTATCGCTATCTGGATTTTATTATCTGCTGGATTGAATATCTGGCAGATGGACAGGATTCGAGATTTTGAAGAAAAGCGCCCGATGATTATCTATAAGGCAGATAACGCAGGCGCTGAGATATTCGGTAAGGTCGTCGAGAAAGGACGACACGGCAAGTTATATACAATTACGATACGTGACTACGGGGTGTTCGTGGTTACGAAGGACGTGTATGAGAAAACGAAAGTAGGAAATGAGGTGTTACTATGACAACAAACATGGAATTATTAGCGCATCATGTTGAGCATTGGGCGAAAGATAGGGGGTTAGACAATCCTGACAATAGCACGGCTCAGGCATTGAAGTTATTTGAAGAAGCAGGCGAATTGGCGCAGGCACATCTCAAGAAACGAGATGATGAGGGCAAGGATGCCGTGGGCGATATTTTAGTAGTACTGACCATCTACTGTCAGCAGAAAGGTTGGTCTATTGCTGAGTGCTTCCAGATGGCTTGGAACGAGATTAAAGACCGTAAAGGCAAGATGGTAGACGGTTCGTTCGTCAAAGAGGAGGATTTGCCGAATGAAACCGATTAAAAAATTAGGAAGAATGAGGATAAACAATAGGAAAAACTTGGAGTCTTGTTCGTTGTTTGAGTGTCCTCGATGTGGTTCTCGTGTCATTAGACCAACAGGAGAAGGCAACAGATTGACAGCGTGTAGCCAATCTTGTTCTCAGTTAGGAATCAGGAGAGGACCTTATAAAGAAAGTGTCATTATTGGTGGATATGAATACATTTATATGCCAGAGCATCCTAATGCTATGAAATCTGGCTATGTTGGAAAACACAGACTGGTTTTAGAAAACAAATTAGGGAGACATTTAATGAATGGAGAAATTGCACATCATGTAAATGAGAATAAATTGGACAATAGTCCTGAAAATATTGAATTGATGTCATTCTCAGAACACTCAAGATTGCATGCAAAAGAAAAATGGGAGGAGCGTGGTGGTTTTGTTACGATCTAGAGTGTGGGTAAAAATAGGAAAACGTATGGTTTTTTCAGATGACATTCTTGGTATTGACTACGAAAACAAAGAAATAGTGACACAACAAGTTTATTTTGAGAATGGTTTACCAGACGATAGAGATATCTATTGTTATGATTTTGACGAAATCGAACTCATGCAATCAACAGGATTGGTTGATAGGGATGGCAAGATTATCTTTGAGGGGGATGTAGTACAATTTGAAGATTGTTCTGAAGCGTCCGATTTTCTGTATATAAACACAGGTATTATAGAATGGTGTCAAGGCGGCTTTCATGTTACCAATAGAGACTCTGTGTTAATGGAAGATTTGCTTGATGGAGACTCATTAGATGTTACAATCATCGGCAACATCTACGAAAACAGAGAGCTTTTGGAGGATAAATAATGAACCCAGAAATAATTGACAACGTAAACAAACCAAGCCACTACCAAGGAAGATTTGGCATGGAATCTATCGATGCCTTAAGGAATTTCATGACACCAGAACAGCTGAAAGGCTTTTATCTTGGAAATGCCTTGAAGTATCAACTGCGATTCCAGAAGAAAAACGGTCTTGAAGACCTGAAGAAAGCCAGAAAGAATCTTGACTGGCTTATCGAGGAGATGGAGCATGAGTGAATACGCTTTGTATCAAGGTGATGCATTCATAACATTGGGCACTCTTGCTGAAATCAGCAAAGAAACAGGAATCGCTGAAAGGATGTTGAAGTATTACACTTTTGCATCTACACAAAAACGACATCCGAATGGTAGAGCTGTCGTAAAGATTTTGGAGTTCTCCAGAAGCTATTTGTCATTGGGAAAGCGGAAAAGCACAGCCACAAGATGGGGATATGTTTGTTATTTGCGAGAAATTAAATCTTGACCCTCACATGTTTTTGAGAAAAAAGACAAATCCTTCTGCTGAAATGTTAAAAAGAAAACGATGTGAGGCAGGATTGACTCAAAGCGAATTAGCTGTTAAATTAGGATATCGTAGAGATACGATAGCGAAGTGGGAAGCGGGTAAGAAAATTTCTAAATACGCATTAGAAGATATATGTGACTTTTTTGGATTGGAGGTAGATGATTGGAAAGAACCATTGAAAAAGAACTCAAGAAACTAAAATTCAAAAATGCAAGAATTCAATCTCTTCATTGCGAAATAATCGATCTTAGAAAAGGAATGGTAAAAAGTCAGTCATTTGATAGTATGCCAAAGTCAAAGAGTAACGTGAATAGAACAGAGGAAATGAATATCAAAGCTATTGATCGTATCGATGAAATATATCAGGAGATTGAGCGTGAATATAAAGAACAAGAGGAACTTGTAAGAGCGATTGAGAACCTAAAGGAACCGATTGAGAATCTTGTAATGCGGTTGCTTTATATCGATTGTCTATCATGGTCTGAGATACAGATAAGATTGAATTGCAGTAATGCTACAGTACAACGAGCAAGAGATAGAGCTTTAGATAAAATGTCTAAAATGTTTGATAACAACGATAGTAAATGATAGTTCTAATCTGATAAAATAGTATTATCAGCTGAATGCGGTAAGCGCACTGATGACTCCTTATATTCTGAGGCTTCGGCCTCTTTGGCGGTGACAGGTAAGTGGTTTCTCTCCTATGTTTCCTTCGGTTCGATTCCGGGCATCGCCGTTAATGACTACACAAAACAAAAAAAGAAAAAGTAATTTCTAATTAACACGCAAGGTAGTAGTCGCCTTGCACTAAGTCACTCTTTGAGTGGCTTTTTTGATTTACAAAATAAACAAATCAGGGAGGAGGGCATGGAAAAAAGCGAACTAGCACGCAAAGACTATGAGGCAGGAATGAAGTACAAAGACATTGCTACTAAGCATGATGTCTCAATCAACACAGTCAAATCATGGCAACGTAGGCATAATTGGACTCGTATAAAAAAGGGTGCACCCAAAAATCCAAGAGGTGCACCCAAAGGGAATAAGAACGCAGTTGGTCATGGAGCGCCTAAAGGCTCGCAAAATGCCCTTAAACATGGACTGTTTGCTAAGTATCTCCCTCAAGAGGTATATGAGATAGCGCAAGAGCTTTCAGAAAAACAGCCTATTGACATCCTTTGGGAAAATATCACTCTGACCTATGCTAATCTACTACATGCTCAGCGCATTCTGTACATTCAGGATGTTGAGGATACTACAAGTGTACTTATAGCCAGCACGGCAAAAGGTGGAGCAAGCTATGAAATTCATACAGCATGGGATAAGCAAGGCAAGGCCCTAGCTGCAATGGCAAGGGCTCAGTCAGAGCTTAAGAGCATGATTAAGACCTATGACGAGCTCACACGCTCCCCTCTTGTCACAGAGGAACAGAGACAACGAATTGAATTGCTCAAAATCAAGATTGAAAGTATTCAAGGCTCTAAATCTGATACAAGCCTTATGGAAGCTCTATTGAATGCAGTGAAGGGTGGTGATGAGGTTGAAAATTAAGTTTTCAAATAAACAAGCTGACATCATTCGCAGGCCATTCAATTATGAGCTGGAAGTCAACGAGGGCACACCTCGAAGTGGTAAGACAACCGCTGGTCATTTCAGATACGCAAGATATTTGATTGAGTCACCAGACGAGAACCATCTTATAGCTGCATACAATCAAGAGCAAGCCTACCGATTGTTTATTGACGGTGACGGTACTGGTCTAATGCACATTTTTGATGGTGCTTGTAAAATCAAGCATGACGAGCATGGAGACCACCTCTTAATCGATACTCCCAAAGGAACCAAGCGTGTCTATTATAAGGGTGGCGGTAAGGTTAATAGTGTAGGTGCTATCACTGGTATGTCTTTAGGTTCAGTAGTCTTTTGCGAGATAAATCTGCTTCACATGGATTTTATTCAGGAGGCATTCAGACGGACGTGGGCTGCTAAGCTCAGATATCATCTGGCCGACCTGAACCCTCCAGCACCTCAACATCCAGTTATTAAGGATGTATTTGATGTCCAGAACACACGCTGGACGCATTGGACCATGGACGACAATCCGATTCTGCCTGAAGAGCGTAAGCGTTCCATCATTCAATCAACTAAGAAAAATCCTTATCTTTATAAGAGAGACATTCTCGGTCAACGTGTCATGCCTCAGGGCGTTATTTATGGCCTATTTGACCTTGAAAAGAACATCAAGGACAACTTGGTAGGCGAACCTATAGAAATGTATTTCAATGGCGATGGTGGGCAATCTGACGCCACCTCTATGTCTTGTAACATCGTTACTAAACATAGAGAGAACAACAAGACTTTCTTTAGGCTCAATCGTGTAGCTCACTACTACCATAGTGGTGCTGAGACTGGGCAAGTAAAAGCCATGTCTACCTATGCTGTCGAACTCAAAGCGTTCATCCAATGGTGCGTAAGCAAGTATCAAATGCGTTATACCGATGTCTGGATTGACCCAGCGTGTAGATCCTTACGAGAGGAGTTACACAAGCTAGGAATCCAAACGAGAGGAGCTATGAACAACGCTCACGATGTTAGCAGTAAGGCAAAGGGTATCGAGGTAGGGATTGAGCGAGGTCAGAATATTATATCTTCGGGTCAGTTCTTGCTTGTCAATCACTCTGAAGAAGAGTACGACCATTATCACTTTTTGAAAGAGATTGGTCTTTATAGCCGTGATGATCACGGAAAGCCTATCGATAAAGATAACCACGCAATGGATGAATTTAGATACAGTGTTAATGCGTTTTATAAGAAATACGCCAATTTTTAACAGGAGCAAGAAATGGGAGTTATTCAAACCATTAAAAATTTTTTTAAAAGGAGCCGATATGCAATGACGACAGACAGTCTGACAAGTATTACAGACCATCCTAAAATCGCAATAACAAACGCAGAGTATCGACGGATTAACGAGAACCTAAGATACTATCAGAGCAGTGTTGAGAAGATAACTTACATAAATTCGGACGGTATTAAGAAACAAAGAGAAGCGACTCATTTGCCAATAGCTAGAACTGCAGCTAAGAAGATTGCTAGTTTGGTTTTTAATGAGCAGGCTTCGATTAAATTGGACGATGAGCAGGCAGACAAATTCATTCAAGAAACACTGAAGAATGACCGCTTTAACAAGAATTTTGAGCGCTATCTTGAGAGTTGTCTTGCTTTGGGCGGTCTTGCTATGAGGCCTTATGTAGACAACGGACGAGTGCGAGTGTCATTCGTTCAAGCACCAGTCTTTTTACCGCTACAGTCTAATACGCAGGATATTTCAAGCGCTGCTATCGTGACTAAAACGATAAAAGCTTTAGGACAGAAGAACATCTACTATACCTTAATTGAGTTTCACGAATGGGCGAAAGATGGGAAGTACGTCATCACTAACGAGCTATACAGGTCAGAGAACTCTGGACTTATCGGTGTACGTGTGCCTTTAGCTGAAGTCTACGAGGATTTAGAAGAACAAGTTGAACTTGACGGTCTAACAAGACCGCTTTTTTCTTACCTAAAACCTCCTGGGATGAATAATAAGGACATTAATTCACCTCTTGGTTTATCAATCTTCGATAACGCAAAAAGCACGATTGATTTCATCAATACGACCTATGACGAGTTCAAATGGGAAGTCAAGATGGGTCAACGCAGAGTGGCAGTTCCTGAAAATCTCACAGAAACGAGAATGGTTAACCAGGACGGAGACGTTAAACTTGTCAAGCGATTTGAAACAGAGCAGAATGTCTACTTACGCTTGTCCACTAATGACATGGATGGTGGAAGTATCACAGACCTGACTACTGCAATCAGGGCAGATGATTATATCAAGACCATTAACGAAGGCTTGGCGCTCTTTGAAATGCTTTTAGGTGTATCAGCTGGGATGTTTACATTTGATGGGCAGAGCTTGAAGACTGCGACAGAAGTTGTCTCAGAGAACTCTGATACTTATCAAATGAGAAACAGTATTGTCAGTCTGGTCGAGCAGTCTTTGAAAGAGTTGATTATCTCAATCTGCGAGCTTGGTAGTCTGTATGGATTGTATAGCGGTCCCATTCCTCAAATGGAGAAGATTTCAATCAATCTTGATGACGGAGTATTCACAGACAAGAACAATGAGCTTGACTATTGGACCAAGGCGCTCGCCAGTGGTATTGTCAGCAAGTCTCACGCTATCCAGAAGGCTTTTAATATGTCAGAGGTTGATGCCAAGAAGATGATTCAGGCAATCAATCAGGAGACAATAGATACTGCTAACAGTCAGCGAAATCAACAGGATATTGATATTTATGGAGTGTGATTAGATGTCAAAGAAGAGACCACCAATCCAATTCAATGACGAGCAACTGCTACTTCAAGCAAGCAATGTCGCAGACATCTACCATCAGTTAGCTTTGGACTTGTTTGATAACGTGATCGAACGTGTAACAGAGCGTGGCACGGTCTACCTTGACAAACAACCGTACATCTGGCAACTCGAGAAGATGCAACAGATGCACATGCTGAACGAGGAGAACCTGAAGCTAATCTCTAAATACTCTGGAGTTGCTGAAGAACAGCTACGCTACATTGTTGAAAATGAGGGGTTGAAGCTCTACACGGACACGAAGCAGCAACTTTTAGAAGATTTAGGGCATGGATCCGCAGGAAACAGCAATCATATTCAAGAAATTCTTGCCGATTATGCTAGTCAAGCGGTCGGAGATATCCACAACTTAATCAATACTACTTTGCCGATGTCTGTAATTGGTGCATATAAAGGTATTGTGGAACAGTCTGTCGCTAGAGTGGTCACTGGTCTGTCTACTGCTGATAAGGCTATCTCTGACACGGTCATGCAGTGGCAAGAGAAAGGATTTCAAGGTTTCAAGGACAGCGCTGGGCGTAACTGGAAAATTGACAATTATGCTCGGACAGTTATCAAGACGACAACCTATCGAACTTATCGAGAAATGCGAACGAGACCGGCTGAAGAGCTGGGCATTGATACCTTTTATTTTTCAAAAAAGGCGTCAGCTCGCAAGTCGTGCGCCCCTTTGCAGCATGAGATAGTAACGACTGGCCGGGCTAGAGTTGAACACGGCGAGAAGATTTTAGCTTTGTCAGATTATGGTTACGGTCGGCCTGAAGGGTGCCTTGGTATTAACTGCGGTCACATGCTGACACCGTTCATTCCTGGAGCCAATTACAGGCCCGATTTGGGCGAGGACGTGGCAGAGGTTAGCCCAGAGCAAGCAGAAGAAAATGCAAACGCAGAAGCTAAACAGAGAGCTCTAGAACGGTCTATCAGAGCGAACAAGGAGAAACTTCACGTCGCTGAGAAATTGGGCGACGATGATCTGATAAACAAGTACAAGAGCAAGATAGGTACTCATAAAGCTGCTTTGAAGGATTACATCGATAAGCACCAATTCCTAAAACGGGATGAGGCTAGAGAGAAATACTATGATGACCCATTTTATCAAGCTCAAAAAGAAGTAAAACTCAGGAAGAAGATGTCAGAATATCACTACATCAAAGAGGATGAAATACCTGCATTTAAGAAAGTGGGTGGAAAAATAACAAAAACTGAGCGTGATGTTATCTATGCTCCAGACTTTGACAGTATGGGATATATAGCAACAAATAGGAGTTTTGATATTAACAGAGCGCTCAGAAGTAATGGAGTCATCCCACTCAGCAAAGAAGAAAACAAAGTGGTTTCAACGCTTGATAGAGTTATTGAAAGAAATAGAACACTGAAAAATATAAAAGTTAGTCGCTTTGATGATGGTAGTTACTTGAAATCAATCATTACTAGCAATGCTGACTTGTTGAAAAAATATGATAGTGTATCTGATATGCTGAACTCTGGAGAGGCTGTTTTCAGTAACGCCGCTTACACATCAACTAGTTATATTCCAAAATATAACTTTTTCAAAACTAGAAAAGTCAAAACCATCATCAACATTTCAAAGGATAGTAAAATATACTTTACAGATAATGACGCTGAGTCTGAAATTATCATACCAAGAAATGCAAAATATGATATAATTAGTATGAAAGAAAACAAAGGTGGCATTGTCTTAGAAATGAATTTAAGAGAGGAGTGATATTATGGAATTGTCAGAGGCTCTAAACTTTGTTGACTCTTTAAATCTGGATGAAAAACCTTTAGATTTTTCAGAGTTTACTGATGAACAATTACTGAGTATAAGTATTACACTTGACTTACTTTCATTAGATGAGGCTAAAGCATTTGAATTAGAATTAAATAAGCGACAGCTTACAGAGAGATATTTTTCTATGAGAAAACCTAAAACTAGCGCTTAGTTTGACCTAGGCGCTTTTTTTATGCAATAAATCACTATAAACCACTACAAACCGTGTCGAATTCGATGCGGTTTTTTGCTTGACTTTATCCGCAGTCGGTAAAGAACGGAAGATAATACCTAATTTTAGGAGGATAGAAGAATGCCAGAAGACATTCAAACACAAACTGACCAGCCAGTCAATGCTGGAGAAAACACTGAGTCACAAACTCAAGAGCAACCTATCAAGACATTCACTCAGGAAGAAGTGAACGGACTTGTATCTAAGGAAGCCAGGAAAGCGCAGGAGAGAATCTTCAAAGACCTAGGGTTTGAAAATTTCAAGAGTGCAAAGGAAGGGCTTCAACAACTCAAAGAGTGGAAGGACTCACAAAAGAGCGAGGCTGAGAAACAGTCAGAAGCGCTTGCTGCTAAAGAGAAAGAGCTAGAACTTGCTTTGTCAGACAAGAAGAACCTGGAAGCAAAACTATCAGCTCTGACTCTGGGAGTAAATGCTGAGTCTGTAGACGACGTCATCACTCTATCTAATCGCTTGGTATCCGATGAGGTGTCTATTGAGGATGCTATCGGTCAAGTATTGCAGAAATACCCTCAGTTTGGTCGTACAGAGCAATCTGAGGATAAGAAACCGACATTTTCGGCCGGAGGGAATCCAACGGCTGGAACGAACCAAGAAGATGCCTTTTTGAAGGCTCTAGGACTAAATAATTGACAGGAGAATGATTAATGACAATCAACTATATTACTAAACACGAAGGCACTTTTGAAAAGAAATTGATGCAAGGCGCACTTACAAGCATCTTGGAAACGCCACAAGTAAACTGGTTAGGCGCTAAATCGTTTGAATTGCCTACAATTGCAGTTACTGGCTATAAAGCACACACTCGATCTAAAGGCTACAATGCTGGTACAGTTTCAACTGACAAGAAAGTCTACACACTCGGATTCGACCGTGACGTTGAGTTCTTTGTAGACTCAGCAGACGTTGACGAAACAAACCAAGAACTTTCAGCTGCTAACGTATCTAACACATTCATCACTGAGCACGCTACTCCAGAAGTGGATGCTTACCGTTTCTCTAAACTTGCAACAGAAGCTATCACAGGTACACACTTCAAATCTGAAGCTGACTTGTCAGAAGTGAATATCTACTCACGCTTGAAGGCTGCCCTTTTGCCAGTCCGTAAATATGGTGCACAGAACATCGTGGTTTATGTTTCTAGCGAAGTTATGGACTTCTTAGAACGCTCTAAAGAGTTCACACGCTCAATCGCTACTACATCACCTCAAGGCATCGACACTCGTGTCACTTCACTTGATGGAGTTCAGCTTATCGAAGTTTGGGACGATGCACGCTTCAAGACTAAATTTGATTTCACTACTGGATTTGTTAAGGCTGCAGACGGTAAAGACATTAACTTCTTGATCGTGGCTAAGCTTGCAGTAATTGCAAAAGCTAAATTCAACTCTATCTATCTCTTCGCACCTGGTCAACATACAGAAGGCGACGGATACTTGTACCAAAACCGTTTGTATCATGACCTCTTTGTTCTTGATACTAAGAAAGACGGTGTCTACGTTTCTCACAAAGCCTAGTAAGGGGGGGTAATCCATGAAGAAATACGAAAAAGCAAACCAAGTCTACACAGTACAAGAAGGTAGCTTGCTAGAAGCTCAGCTAATCGCTGATGGCTTTGAAGAAGTGATTGAAGATGGTCAAATCGCAGAAATTTTGGCTACTTATTCACTTTCCGAAATGACCTTGGCAGAGTTGAAAGCTCTTGCGAAAGAAAAAGGGATTGAAGGTTATTCAACCAAATCCAAAGACGAGCTTTTGGAGGTTCTAAATGGCCAAATTTGAAGCAAAAAATAATTTTTATGTTGAAAAAACAGGGCAGCAATTCGATGCAGGGGTTGTTTATGAAATGACATCTGCTGAAGCGGATGAAATCAACAGACGTTCAACCGCTCACTTTGGCGAAGAATGGCTTGAGTGTATCGAACCAGATGTAGCACCTGTAGAACTTACAGAATCAGTTCCAGAAGTTCCTGAATCAACTAACTTTTTAATATAAGGCGGTGATGTCATGACCTACTTAACACGAGAAGAGTTCAGAGATTTAGGTTTTGATTCGGTTGACAATTTTGACCAATTGCTACAACGAGCGGAAATGACTATCGATGCTTACACTAGGGATTTCTATTCTCTAAATAGCTTTGATACCGATATTGAGGCAAGAAAGAAGGCTGTCAAACGTGCTACAGCCTTTCAGATTGCTTATTTTGATAGTTCTGGCATCATGACAGCAGAAGATAGACAATCTATTGCGAGTATGTCAGTAGGACGGACATCAGTAAGCTATCGCACAGGCTCTCAGAATGGCTCAAATTCGCTTTCTTTAGCCGAAAGGTATAATTTATCGAGAGATGCTGAAAACTGGCTGAGAATGGCAGGATTTGGCTTTGCGAGGGTGGATTATGATAGATAAACGAATGCTTCATGACTCTTTGACGATTAGGAAGGTCGAAGGGAAAGACGACTGGGGGAAAGAGACGTATTCTGACCCTCTTTATTTATCCCCTTGCAAGTTCGATAGAACCTTCTCTAATTCTGGAACAGGCAACCATCGTAACGAAAGGAACTCATCGACTGTAATTGTCTATCCTAAATACTGCCCAGTAGAACTCGATAAAAGTTTTATTGGTGGTATAGTTGAGGAAGATGAGTCCAGTTATGTCGTCAAAGATATTATTCCACAATACCATCCATTCACTAAGAAGCTGTTAGTTTATGAAATCGAGGTGATTTGATGGGAGGTGCGAGTGTAAAGATTGACTTAAAAGGTGTTGAGAAGAAAGTATCTTCTCAAAATTTCGCAAAAGGACAACTTGCTATAGCTAACCAAATGCTATTGGATATGGATCCATTCGTTCCAAAAAGAAAAGGAATACTGAGAGCTAGTGGACATGTTCGGCAAGATGCCGTAGTTTATGTCACTCCTTACGTAAGATTGCTCTATTATGGCAAGAAACGAAAAGGTTTCTTTTCAGAAAAACAAAGGAAGTTCTTCTTTGCGAATAAAGAAAAATTGCTTAGTCAAAAGCCAACACCTGGAACTGGACCAAGATGGGACAAGAAAGCATCTGCTCTATATTCAAAGAATTGGGCAGAGGTCGGTGCTAAAGCAATGGGAGTTAAATAATGCACGAAAATGACTTTTCAGAGGTCTTGTTGGAGCATATCAAAAGTGTTCAAACTCAAATCCCCTCTAAGCACGGCTATTTAGACGAGCATGAGGGATTGGTAATCTATCCTCTTCCTGGTGGGAATGTGGTAGATGAGGACATGGCAGGGACGCAGATTGTGAACCTGCCTTTTGAGATTGCAATCAAGTCAAAAGACCAGAAACTAATTGATAACACTCTATGGCAGATTAACACTGCCTTATCAAAAATCGGCTTGGAATTGCCAAGCAAGAACAATTCGTATAACTTTTTAGGCCTTGAAGTCAAGAAGCCGTACTTGAACGAGTTGGATGAACAAGGCTTTTACACTTATTTGCTGGATGTGACAGCAAATCTTGAAATCGAAAGGAAAGAATAAATGGCAAAGAACAAAAACGCACAACGAAAACACTACATTGGGCCTTATAGCGCTGAACATCCTGAAACAGTGCCGGGGAAAGAAGCATATATGTGGATCGCTAAAGGGATTAAATTATCCTCTCCTGAAAATAATGAAGAAGATGACGATGCAGCATACTTTGACGGTGATGGCACTAAAGAGAACATCATCGTATCAAAGTCACGAGGTCGTACATTTGAAGGACACCGTGATTACTCTGATAAGGCTCAGAACTTTGTAGCTGATAAAGAAGACGAGGTCGGTGATGATCTCATCGTTTGGTACAAAGAAGTTTCATCTGATGGTAAAACTCAAAAAGAGGGACTTGCTCGTCTTTCTGAGATTGAAATTGGTGACGGTGAAGCTTCTGAGCTTGAAAAAATCAAGTTCAAGATTGTATGGACTCGTAAGCCTAAGAAATCAAACGTATTACCTGAATAAGGACAGGGCGGTATCCGCCTTGTCTTCTTTTTTTGAAAGGAGATAAAAATGGTCGTAATTAAAAAACTAAGCAACATCATCCCTGTTGATTTTGGGGAGTTTCAGCTTGAATATGTAGCAAATGATGCAAATATCAAACGCATGAAAACAATTGGTCAGAATCTCGAAAAACGAGCTAAAAAACTAGAAGAATCAGATGATGAGTCAGCTTTTGAAGAGGCTTACAAAGTGTCTAAAGAGAGTTGGGCAGAGTTGTTCGATGAAGACGCTTTTGAGAAAGTCTATAAATTCTCAGGAGAAACAACAACGGATACAATCTATTATCTAATCCAAGCAATCCGTGGAATCGTTAGCGAATTTGAGAACCGAAATTCTGAAAAAGCAATCAAGAAATATTTAGAGGGTTAATCATGCTAGATCTGTCACGAAAATTAACAGATGAGTTGGTTATTGGTGATAAGGTCTACTCTCTCAATATGTCCTTTGATAACATCATTAGACTTTTTGAAATGTGGTGTGATGGAGAGGTGCCAGAGTATGTCAAACCATTTTTTGCATTGAAAATGCTGACGGGAGAGAGTTTTGGCTCTTACTCAGCTGAAGATGCCATGGATGTCTTCCAACAGATTTTTGAAGAACACATCCAGTTAAAATCACTGAAAGATGTATCGGTTGAGTACGACTTAGCCGGAAATGTGATGAAAAAAGAACCTTCTATTCAAAGCAAAGAACCGCCTGTATATGACATTTCTTTAGATGGTGATTTTATATATGCGAGTTTCATGCAAGCGTATCGCATTGATTTGCTTGAAGAAAGAGGGAAATTGCACTGGAAGAAGTTTAATGCCCTGATATCAGGATTGCCGGAAGGTACAAAATTCGTTGAAGTCATCAAAATCAGGAAGTACAAGCCAAGAAAGGGCGACTCTCAAGCTTACATCAATGAAATGATGAAGTTAAAGAAAGAGTGTGCCTTGCCTGATTCTGAAGAATATGATGATGAAGATGATGATTACGATATGGAATAGAAAGGAGGGAACAAAATGGCAGATGGTAAGGTCGTCATCCAGGTAGACATGGACGGTGACAAGGCTCAATCGGGAGTCAAACGTCTGAAAGGCATGGTCGGAGGATTGGTTGAAAGTGGTACACAATTAGGTTCAGTCTTTAAGTCTGTCCTTGGAGCCAATATCGTAAGCGGTGCACTTATTTCCGGGATTCAATCCCTGGGAGGTGCTATAAAGGGTGTATTTTCTACCGCTCTAGACGAAGGAGCAAAACTTCAGCAATCATTCGGTGGTATTGATACGCTGTACAGTGGGGCGGAGGCTACTATGAAGCAGTATGCTGCCGAGGCTGCTGCTGCAGGGATTTCGGCTAATACATACGCAGAACAGGCTGTTTCTTTTGGCGCTAGTCTGAAGCAAGCGCTGGGTGGTGATGCGGTCAAGGCTGCAGAAGCAGCTAACAAGGCTATTTTAGCCATGGCCGACAACTCAGCTAAAATGGGTACTGACATCGGTTCGATTCAGAATGCGTTTCAGGGCTTTGCTAAGGGAAATTACACAATGCTGGATAACCTTAAACTTGGGTATGGTGGTACTAAGCAAGAGATGGAGCGACTTCTTAAAGATGCCAGCAAACTTGAAAAAGCAATGGGCAAGAAGTTTGATATCAACAACTTTGCGGATATCGTAGAAGCCATCGACCTAGTTCAACAAGAATTGGGAGTTGCAGGAGTCGCAGCACAAGAAGCGCAAACTACATTCAGTGGTTCATTTGCTGCGATGAAGGCTTCAGCATCTAACTTTTTGGCCAATCTCTCGCTCGGAGAAGATATTGGTCCAGCTCTTAAAACCCTTGTATCTACTACCTCAACATTCCTTTTAGGCAATTTCTTGCCGATGGTTGGAAATATTATGAGGCAACTCCCTCAAGCTATTGAAGTAGCAATGGCAGAGGCTGGTCCTAAAATTGAAGAAGGATTCAGGTCGTTATTTGCAGGAATTGGAGTAGATGATGGTGTTTTTGATGTGATCAAGGACACTTTTCGAGATGTAGTCGTTACAGCTCAGTCGCTATTTGGTGAATTGACCAGTGAAGGAAATGGGTTCAAGGATTTACTTCAAGGGATTAGCAATGTAATTACATTCGTAAATGCTGTAATACAGGAATTAGCTAGAGGTTTTCAATTCGTTTTAGATTCATTCGTTGATACAGGAACAATCAGTAATGTTTACCAAGCATTTAAAGACTTGTCTGAAGCAGCTACTGAGGTCGCTCAAAACTTAGGAGAGGCTATTCCATGGGAAATGATTGGTACAGCAGTAGGACAGATTGTGAATGGAATTTCAATTCTTGTCAGTTGGTTCTCAAAACTTGCTCAATCTATTAGTCCAGACATGTGGAGAGCGCTGATTACGGGCGTTGTTAGTTTCGCGGTTGCGTTAAAAGGCATTAAAACAGGTCTTACAATTGCAAGAGGTCTCAAATCAGCTTTTGATTTTGGGAAGAACCTTGTTTCATTAATTAGTAACACTCTTAGCCTTACCGTTGCTCAAGCAACAAATGCGGCTGCAAGTACCGCAATGAGCGCTGGAAATACAGCAGTAGGTACATCAGCAGGAGCAGCAGCAAGCTCTGTCTTAAAATTAGGAGCAGGTCTATTGATGGTTGGAGCTGGTGTTTTACTTGCAACAACAGGAATCTATCTTTTGGTTCAAGCTGCCATCCAATTATCAAACGCTGGTGCAGGAGCAATCCTAACGATGGTCGGTATGGCTATTGGAATCGCAGCGCTTGCGGCAGTATTCGCGTTTTTAGGTCCTGCTTTAACTGCAGGAGCGGTTGGTATTTTAGCCTTTGGTGCAGCAATAGCATTGATTGGGGTTGGAGTATATGCCGTTTCGGTTGGTTTAGCCCTGTTAGCGGTGCAATTACCTGTTATTTCAGAATATGGTTTGACATCATCAATTGCTTTGATTGCATTAGGTGGGGCAATGCTTGTTCTTGGCGCAGGAGCCCTGGTTGCAGGAGCTGGATTGCTTGTTTTAGGAGCTGGCGCTTTGGTTGCAGCAGCCGGAGCAGTGGCTTTTGGAGCAGGTCTCTTAATAGCTTCTGTCGGTGTTGCTGCCTTCGGATTAGCTCTAGGAGTGTGTGCGCCTGCTATTTCAACATTCGTGGATGCAATAAGTAAAATAATCGAAACTCTAAGCGGTGGATTGTCTAACATTTTAGATGCAATATCAAGGGTTATTCAATCTGTTGGAGATTCTGCGCTTAAAGCAGGTCAAGGCTTCAAGGCTTTGGCAGAGGGTGTCGTGATGATTACCAACACAAGTCTTGGCGATATGGTTGCTTCTTTAGGGGCAGTTGCTTTGGGTGTCGGTAAAATAGCAGGATACGGCTCTGATTTGTCAGCAGTTGGGAATGGCATGACTATTCTCAGTAACGGAATGATGATGTTTGCTCAATCTGCTACGATAGCAACTGGTGCGTTAGCAAACTTTCCTGGCTTGATTTCTAACTTGTCAGTCGTAACTGGAAGTGCACCAGCCTCGTTTCTTATTCTTGCGACAGCAGTTAAAACGGCTGGAACATTGATGGCTACAAGCATGCAAGCAAGTATGGCTCAAATTCTTGTTGTAGTGAACAATGGCATGGTCTCAATCGTGCAAAGTGTTCGTAATAATGGAAGTCAGATGGTTGCAGTTTGGAGAATATCTGGACAACAACTTGTTAGTGCCACTCAAGGATTTGTGAATTCAGCAAACAACACCCTTTCTCAAATCGGCCAAGGAGTTAACCTTCATTCAAACGGTTTAGCTCTCATGGCTGGTTTGAAGTCTGGTATTGATTCAGGTTGGTCTCAGATTACTTCTAGCGTCTCGAATATGGCTAAATGGATAAAGGACCATAAAGGGCCTGTTTCGTATGACAGAAGACTGCTTATCGAGAACGGTTCGGCTATCATGGCTGGTTTGAATCAAGGTATTCAGACTGGTTGGAGAAATGTTATGGATAATATTTCCAGTATGGCAGGAACTATTCAGGATGTAATTAATGACGATTATTCGGATATTGGCTGGCAGATTGGCCTAGGTATTTCAGACGGTCTTAATTCGTCAATGGATAAGGTCACAGGACGTTTGGGCGCTATCCGTGATCATGTCAATGATTTTAGCTTGAAATCGAAGAACCTTTTGACCGGTGCCACTGCTACAATGTCAAGTCAATTGAAAGTTGAGACGTTGAGAGGTAAGACACCAAAAGATGAAACATCTAGCAGACAAGAAGCATATATCGCTCATTCAACAAGTCTATTGTCTGATATGATTGATAGCTTATCCGAGTTGAAAGAGCAAGTAGCACAAGGCCAGATGATGGTTTTGGATACAGGCGCCCTTGTTGGTGGTACTGCTTATGCTTATGATGAAGCAGTAGGAAACATTCAGACATTGAGAGGACGGCATCGATTATGATTACTCAAATTAAGGAATATATCCAATTCGGTGATTTTAATAGCAAAGATGCCGGTTGGTATCTTCAAAGTAGGGATGCTCCTACTCCTGACAAGAAGGAGATTGTTGAGCAAATCCCTTATCTGCAAGGTGTTTTAGACTTCTCTGATGTACTTGGAGAAGTCTTCTTTGATAGACGAGAAATCACATACGAGTTCAAACTTCCTAACAAAGATTATCCGGACAGAAAATTGGCCGAGAGATTTATTAAGTCAAGCATGGCTACGAAATCTGATAGTCAGCTATTTGATACTCACGACAGGCGATATTATTGGCTTGGAAAGGTCAAGAGCATTAAGGTGACAGATGTACCTCTGAAGAAGCATTTGATTGCTACAATTGTATTCATTTGTTATCCCTTCGCATTTCATGTTGATAATTATTTCGATGATGTTTGGGACACATTTGACTTCGAGAATGATTTCTCTAATTGGACCAAATGGCAGATTAATGGTCAAAATGAAATATTTTTTATCAACGGTGGAGATACATCCGTTAGTCCAACAGTGATTTGTAGCAACGATATTAGCCTTATCGATAAGAAAGGCAAAATATACAAGTTTAAGAAGGGCGCAAATACAGATTTCGTCTTATCTATGAAACCAGGTATGAACCGATTTACTGCAAAAGGGAATGGTTCAATATCATTGAGATTTAACGCTGAGGTGATGGCATGAAGAATGGTGGATTTGAAGTTTATTTCTGGAACTCTTTTCGAGAAATGTTATCGGATACCGATTTTACCAAAAAGAAGGTTGTTCATAGTCCATATTCTCGACAAGGGAATAAAATTCTTTCAGGATCTATCAAGCAAGCGCAGAATGCAATTAATGAGTTCACTTTTGTTATTCCGATGCAAAATGATTTGTATCAAAAGCTCATCCCCTTCCAATCGATTGTCCAGGTCGTGAATTTATATGACGAGGAAGTCGAATTCGAGGGTAGGGTTTTGAGCGTTTCAAACAAGATGACGAGTACTGGATTTGTTCAAGAGGTTGTATGCGAAGATTTCCTATCGTTTTTACACGACAGCACACAACATTACCAAAAATTGAAAAATACTGGTGCTGAAGCATACTTGAGAGAAATCTTGAATCAGCATAATGCACAAGTGGAAGATTACAAGCGAATTTATCTTGGTTCTGTTACTGTTCAGAGTCTGACAGATAAGCCTTTTCGATATCTTGGATATGAACCTACTTGGGATACGATTCGAGAGCGTATCATAGCGAATATTGGAGGCTATCTGACTTTGAGAAGGGTGAGTGATGGGTTGTATCTAGATTGGACTACATCTATCGGACAAAATCAAGAGTCGCCAATTCAACTTGGGCGAAACATCAAATCAGCTTCTCGAGAGATTTCATTCGATGGTATTGCAACTCAAATCATGCCAATCGGAGCAGATGAAAAGAATACCAAGAAACCGAGTAAGGAAACCAAAAAAGAGGAGCAGGGTTCAGATGTAACTAGAAAGCAAATCGATATCTCATCGGTTAACGGTGGTAAGATATGGCTTGAAGATGCCGAGCTTGTAGCAAAGTTTGGCATCATCAGAAAGCCTGTTATTTGGACGGAAATTGATAATCCTCAAGTCTTAAAAAATAGAGGGCTTCAGTATCTAAGGAATCAGAAAATCGCATTAGCCAAGTGGACGGTTGCAGCAGTCGAGAGATATCTGATTGACTCTAGATATGTGAAATTTAAAATCGGTAATACCCATCCAATTTTGAATGCTCCTCTTTCAGGAATTGAATCTTTGCAAATTATTGAGAAAAAGATTGATATCTTAAATCCTCAAAGTGTGGACTTGGTAATTGGTTCTAAGTCTCAATCGCTATCTGCCTATCAACTTCAAACTCAAGAAGCGATTGAGTCGATTGAACGGGTGAAAGCGAATCAAGATATTGAGAATAAGCGAGAGAAACTATTGGCTCTAACAAGTGAATTAGAACGTTTGAGAAATGAATACAAGCCTGAGCATGAAGAAAGAATCAGAGGGTTAGAAGCTGAAATTAGTAAAATTAGAAATGAATTAGGAGGTAATTAATGGCAACAAAAGAAGCAACAGGACGTTTAAATTTGTTTGATGATCCATCACCGCTACCAAAGACTAAGAACATCAACATTTTAGTTGAAGGTATCAGAAAAAAAACGAGAGGTGCTGATGTTCGAGAATCTATCGCGAAAGCGCTTGAGGTAACATACGAAACAGCATCCAAAGATGGCAATGCAAATATGGAAGTGGCCAAAGCCAGAGGTGGATTTGACACACTTTCGCAAAATCTTTTGAGCATAAATGCTAATGCGGATGCTGCTAATCAAAAAGCTAGTCAACTTATCAATGACAAGGTTGATAAGAATGGTACTGCACAAGTTACTTGGTCAATGTTAGCACAGGATGCAAGAGAGCACATCTCTGGGAACAAAGTCGCAGTTGTTGGAAATAATGCTGTTAGCTCTGCTAATATTGTTAACGGGTCTGTAACAGATGCTAAATTAGACGAGCGTATGGGTTTTGGTTTAATGTTAGCAGGGCGATTAACAATTGATGCAAAAAATTCTACAGTTACATTAGCCAGCGGAAGTTGGTTTCAAGTAGGTAAAAGAAAAGCTAGCGTGAATGAGAATTTATCAGCATCTTTACCAAAAGAAACAGTAAGTCAATACGTTATATACAATGACGAAACTCATGAATTGTATGTGAGAAATCTTAGAAATATTAGCAATATTGGTAATAGAGAAACCATTCTTGCCATTTTGTACAACGGGGTGCTTGTGCATCCACAATCTTCTCCTTTCGTCAAGACTATTGGACTAAAGATAGGTGAGAGAAGTGACTATATAGATGCTAACTGGGGCACGTTAATTCAAGGTAAGATTATATTTGATCCAAAATCAAGAACGATAAGAGGTCAAAGAGAAGGTAATGACTTTATTATCTCTTTTGACGGATACTTTATCAATGGTATTGATGAGTTTGAACTCACGTTTGACTCTCCTTTTGGTCGATTGCTACTTTTTGATAGAGATAGCAAGACATTTCAACTTACAACAATGTACTCATATTCTCAATATCAAAAAACCGAAGTTCCAAAGACAGCAACGTTAATTAAAGTTGCAGAAATATATTTCAATGAAATCCGACATATTTCTCACGAAAGAAACTTTGTCAACACAAATAAGCCGATTTCGTCTAAAAAAACAATCAGTTTGGAACAGATCAAAATTGATCTTCAAACTAAAAGAACGATTATTGTAACTTTAGGTGATAGTACAACTGATGGATTCAGAACAACTGGATACTCAGGAAATGTTCTTGAAAGGCTGTCCGACAAACCTAAGAGTTATACTGAGATTTTAAATAATATTATAAATAGTCAAAAGGGTTATTCATTCAACCATAAATTCTACAATCGAGGATTCTCTGGAAAAACAATTAATTGGCTACGCCAAAATTTGGATGCTGTTCTGTCACCAATATCTGAAAAGATTGATTATGTTTTCATTGCTATGGGCATAAACGACATGGTTTATAACGAAAATACGTTGAAAAGTTTTAAAGAAGATCATATCGAGATTGCGAACAGCTTAATTTTAAAAGGAATAAAACCTGTTTTCATGAGTACTCAAGCGGAATTTGAGAATCATAAACGTTTTGGTTCAAAAATTAATGCTATAGCTGATAATGTAAAAAAAGATTTAGCGGCAGAATTAGGAATACCATTTATTGATTATAACGAAGGTACACGAAATATTTTGAATAATTCAGAATATAAGATTAAGGAATTAATTCCTGACATGTGTCATTTTGGAGATCTTGGACATCAAAAAGGGGCGGAATTCTTAGCTAGTCAATTGATACATCAGACAGCAGTGATTTCAGAATCTAGAAAAGTTGGATATCAAAACAACAAAGTTGTGTCAGATTTGAACTATTCGGATTACTTAACAGATGATCAGGATGAAGTCAAATTTATTGAAAGAACTGACGGTTTCGATTTAGAAGGTCAACTAAATTCCGCTCAAACAAAGAAAATGTTTGAGGTTTCGGTTTATATTGAACGTCCGTCAATTATCCGCTTTTTTGGAGACAACGTGATTGTGACGTCAAATGGGCAGTCATTATCAGACGGTACTGTGCTCGATGTCGGATTTTATCGAATTACAGCCAAGAATCGTTCTGGAATTGCTAGTAAATTCCGTGGCTTGAAATTTAATCTGAAAGAAGTGTAGATAAAGGAGGTTGTATGCCAATTGAAGAAGCTGAAAAAATCGCTCAAAGTCAGGTAGCTTGGGCGATTTTGTTTATCTTACTTTTCTTTATTATCATTCGATATCTCATCAAGACTTCGGACAAGCGAGAGAAGAAGATTATGGATTTGCACGAGCAATCAAAGGCCGACTCTAACAGACGAGAAGATCGTTTGATGACTCATCTTGAAAAAACCACTACAGAATTAACCACAATCACTCACGCGGTCGGAGACATTCAAAAAGAAATGGTCCGCATGAACGACCGCATGGAAGAAATCGAAAAAGGAGAATAACAAATGCAACAAATTACTGAAATCATCATTGCTTTTGCGACAAGCTTTTTAACAGTAGCAGTAGGCGGTATTGTAAAAGCAGTAAAAGATTATCTTTTGCGTAAAGGCGGAGAGAAAGCGGTGATCATCGCTGAAATTCTAGCTAAAAATGCAGTTCATGCCGTTGAGCAAGTAGCTTCAGAGACTGGCTATAAGGGCGAAGAAAAGCTGGAGCAGGCTCGCGCTAAAGTCCGTGCTGAGCTTACAAAATACAATATTAGCATGACTGACAAAGACTTAGACACCTTCGTAGAGTCAGCAGTGAAGCAGATGAATGACGCTTGGAAAGGACAAGAGTAATGGATATCGATACAAGCAGACTACGTACAGGCTTGCCACAGGTTGGGGTGCAGCCTTATCGACAAGTACATGCTCACTCAACAGGTAACCGCAACTCAACCGTACAGAATGAAGCGGATTATCACTGGCGGAAAGACCCAGAATTAGGTTTTTTCTCGCACATTGTTGGGAATGGTTGCATCATGCAGGTAGGACCTGTTGATAATGGTGCCTGGGACGTTGGGGGCGGTTGGAATGCTGAGACCTATGCAGCGGTTGAACTGATTGAAAGCCATTCAACTAAAGAAGAGTTCATGACGGACTACCGCCTTTATATCGAACTCTTACGCAATCTAGCAGATGAAGCAGGTTTGCCGAAGACTCTTGATACAGACGACTTGGCAGGTATCAAGACGCATGAATACTGTACCAATAACCAACCAAACAACCACTCAGACCATGTGGATCCATACCCTTACTTGGCAAAATGGGGCATTAGCCGTGAGCAGTTTAAGCAAGACATCGAAAACGGCTTGAGCGCTGCAACAGGCTGGCAGAAAAATGGCACTGGCTACTGGTACGTACACTCAGACGGCTTTTATCCAAAAGATAAGTTTGAGAAAATCAACGGTACCTGGTATTATTTCGATGGCTCAGGCTATATGCTTTCAGACCGCTGGGAGAAGCATACAGACGGTAATTGGTACTGGTTCGACAACTCAGGCGAAATGGCTACAGGCTGGAAGAAAATCGCTGACAAGTGGTACTATTTTGATGTAGAAGGTGCCATGAAGACAAGCTGGGTCAAGTACAAGGACACTTGGTACTACTTAGACGCTAAAGAAGGCGCCATGGTATCAAATGCCTTTATCCAGTCAGCGGACGGAACAGGCTGGTACTACCTCAAACCAGACGGAACACTGGCAGACAAGCCAGAGTTCACAGTAGAGCCAGATGGCTTGATTACAGTTAAATAAATAGAAAGGAAACTTTCTAAATTGTTCTTTCACCGCAGGCTCAGGCTTGCGGTTTTTTTGTTTTAAAAAAGGGGCAAAAAAGGGGCAAAAGTGTCGTAAATCTCTGTAAAATGATGTAAAAACATTTATTTAAAAGCTCAAAATATAGCTGTTTTAAAAGGTATTGTAAGATATAGTAAAACGATGTAAAGGTATTTTTAAATGCGGATGAATTATAAAACCACGAATCCTATGTGACTCGTGGTTCTTTTTTATAAACTAGTAGAGTGTTTTGGTTGTACTTTTTGTTCAGGGTCAATGTAGTTGATAGCGTTGTTGACAGCAGTTGGAGCTTCTCCGAGGCCTGTCGCAATCAGATCAATTTTTCCGTCATAGTAGCAGCAGTCACCGATAGCATAGATACCTGCTTGGCTGGATTCCTGTTTGCTGTTGACGATAATCTTGTGACGGTTGAGGTCGAGCCCCCAGTTTTTAAGGTTACCGACAGAAGATTTGAAACCATAGTTGACAAAGAGGTGGTCTAGGTCAATGGTTTCAGTTTCATCAGATTTGACTTTTGTGATTTCAAGTTTATCAAGTGTTTTTCCATTTCCAAGGAGTTGGCTAGGGGCGAATGGTGTCTTGATGGTTACAGATGATTCTTGCAAGGCTTGAACACTGTGTTCCAAGGCACGGAAATTATCTCTGCGGTGAACAAGGGTAGTTGGTGCGATTTTTTCAAAAGCCAAAGCCCAATCCACAGCCGAGTCTCCCCCACCAAGAATCGTCACTTTCTTACCAGCGTATTGCTGAATGTTAGAAACGTGGTAGTGGATATTTTCATAGCCCTCAACCCCTTCAAGTTCCAGCGGACGTGGTTTGAAGGCACCGCCACCCATAGCGATGATGACTGTTTTAGTCAGGTGACTTCCTTTAGAAGTTGTGATGGCAAATTCTTCTTCTTGTTTGTCAATCTCAAGAACCGTTTCATTGAGATGAATAGGGGTATCAAATCCATTTAGCTGTTCAATCAAGCGGTTAGTCAACTCTTCTCCAGTCAGGTTTGGGAAGCCTGGTACGTCTAGGATTTCCTTTTCAGGGTAGAGAATAGCAGGTTGTCCACCTAGCTGGGGAAGAGAGTCGATGATTTGAACCTTGGCTTGGCGTAGGTGGGCATAAAAGGCTGCAAAAAGCCCGACAGGACCACCACCCACAATGGTAATATCATAGAGTTGAGACAT